ATTGATAAGTGGACTTTCTTTAGTTCCAGTGAACATTCCTAATATGACATATAATGACCCACCTCAGTGTATGCCTGAAGCTTGCAAGGGTAAGGATACCGTTGATGCATATCAGAAATACTATATAGAAGAGAAATCAAACTTTGCTACATGGAAGTGTAGAGCAGTACCGGAGTGGTTTAATGCAAAGAGAGAGTCATTGGGATTACATGGGGCGACGAATGCGTGAGGAGAGAAATTATATGTATGGTAAGGTTAGTCTAACCAGCATGGAGAGAGAATTACTCAGTAGAGTAGAAGAATTAGAACGTAAGGTTTCCTTGCTTGGTGGTGACCCTAAACAACTGGAGTTAGACGTATAATGCCAACATATACATTTTATGATAAAAAGACAGGTAAGGAATGGGATGATATGATGTCTAATTCTGAACGTGAAGAGTATCTAAAGGATAATCCACATATCAGTCAAATCCCCGGCGGGTTTGCTTTTGTCGGTGATCATATCATGGGCATTGGCCCAAAACAAGATGGTGGTATGACGGAGAACCTTCAACGGATTGCAGCTGCACATCCCGGCACACCCCTTGCAGATCGTTATGGTGGTGAACCTACAAAACAGCAGAAAACTCGCGCAGTGCTTAAAAAGCATGGTGTTATCTAGTATAAATATAATTGATGCGGGCGAGATATCAAACTTCAGCAAGGGACGCACAGTGTCTACGCAAGCTGGGAAGTCAATCCGCCCATGCATCAGAGGGGGGTCCGCCCCCGGCACCCCCCTCTTCTTACTATAAGGATATATAATGGCCAGTGTTAAAAAGAACAAAGAGATCAATCACAACAATCTAGTACCAATCAAACCTATCACTGATAATCAAAAGGTGGTGTTTGATTCGTTTAAGAAAGATAAGAACCAGTTTCTATTTGGTGCTGCGGGTACAGGTAAGACATTCTGTGCATTGTATCTTGCAATGCAAGCAGTCATGGATTTGAAAACCAAATACGAGAAGGTGGTTCTGGTTCGATCACTTATCCCTACAAGGGAGATCGGTTTTCTGCCGGGTGATGAGGAAGACAAAGCTGCACTCTATCAGGTGCCGTATCAGAACATGGTACAGTTCATGTTCGAACAACCTAACGAACAGTCATTCAACAATCTGTATGACCGTCTCAAGGGTCAGGGTACACTGTATTTTCTGTCAACTTCTTTCCTAAGAGGGTTGACATTTGATAACGCAATCATTATAGTAGATGAATGTCAGAATATGAATTTCCACGAATTGGATACGATTACCACCCGTGTTGGGCAGGACTCTCGTATCATGTTCTGCGGCGACTTTGATCAAACTGATCTACAGAGGACAAATGAAAAAAATGGGCTACATGACTTCCTCAGAATACTTGAGGAGATGGAAGAGTTTAACTGCACTGAGTTTACTATCGGCGATATTGTTCGTAGTGGTTTCGTTCGTAGTTATCTCATTAATAAGATTAAGCTTGGGATAGGAATGGAATAGTGAACTCAAACGAAAAGTTTGCTGCTGACATACCCTTAGAAAAAAGAGGTGTAATCAACGGTAAAATGTCTTTTCCCACAATTTTCTACTGGAAAGACATTATAGATTATGAAGAGAAGAACAAGGAGTGGATCAAGCATATCAAAGAAGTGCAGAACTCTAAGGAAGGTCGCAAGGGTGTACAGAAGTCTAATGTCTTTGGGTGGCAGAGTGGAAACACTTGGATCACTCATTCCGGCATCTGGAATGAAGCACAGAATTTTGCAAATGAGTTGCATAGTGTAATGAAGATCGATCCAGAGTATCCAGCAGTCATCGACGCAATCTGGGCAAATGTGAACAAGAAAGGTTCTCACAATCGTGCTCATACACATCCCGGCTGTCATCTTAGTTTTGTGTACTACTTAAAGTGTCCAGAGAAGTGTGGTCAGATTTGTTTTGTAGACCCCCGGCCTCAGGCGTATGCAGTGCAGTTACCATTTATACCAAGCGATAACTGGCAGGGACAACGACCAGAGGAGTATGGACAAGAAGTATATTGGTCACCAACGCCGGGACGTTTTATCATGTTCCCATCATGGTTAACTCATGAAGTGGAAGCAAATTCAACAGATGAGACACGCATAAGTATCTCAGGAAACATAACATTTAGGAAAAAATGAAATGGATTTAGAACAACTTAGAGAACAACTCGAAATCGATGAGGGAGTCGAATATGAAGTATATTTGGATCACCTTGGTTATGCTACTTTTGGTGTCGGGCATCTGGTCCTTGAGTCAGACCCAGAACATGGTGCCGAAGTCGGCACTCCCGTCAGTGAGTCCAGAGTCGTTGAGGCCTTCGAACAGGATTGCGAAAACGTCTTGCGAGACTGCCACATCCTTTACGAAGACTTTGACGATCTGCCAGAAGAAGCTCAGCAAGTGATTGCTAATATGATGTTCAATATGGGCCGCCCTCGCCTGAGTAAATTCAAGGGTATGAAACGTGGTGTAGATTCCCGTGATTGGAATGCAGCAGCAGATGAGATGGTTGACTCGGCGTGGTATCGTCAAGTAACCAATCGAGCAGATAGACTTGTTGAGAGGATTCGTGCGTTATCATAAGTTATAAATAAATGATAAACGGAGAATAAATATGGCAACTTACACAGTCACAAAATATATAACAAGACCTAACACTTCAATTGAATGGCCTGAGGTATTCTTGGGATTAAATGGTTACGAGAGCGTAAAATCATCAGGAAAGGTTAGTATAGATGCTACTTATTCCGCTGATGGTTTAACCCAAACAACTGTTTTTGTTTGGTCTTCTGAAGAAGAATATAGAAGTAATCTTCGCAACGAACCTACACGAGATGCTGACATTGACAGAGCATCTGTGCCATATTTTACTTACATGGCAGAAAACAACTGTACTGGTTGGGTTGAAGAAGAAAATGGTACAATTAAGGTTTTTAATAGCACTAGCAAATCTTTTGAGGTTGAATAGAAATTAATAATGTTTAATCATAAACCAGTAGAGTTGCCTACTATATCTGCAACAAACAAGGATGGTGTTCGTCTCTATGAAACACCAGATGGTAACAAGTATCCATCAATCACCACTGTACTATCTGTACGAAACAAGCAGGGTTTGATGGAATGGCGTAAACGTGTTGGTAACGATGTTGCCAACCATGTAGCACGAACTGCTGCAGCGAGAGGAACTAAAGTTCATCATATGTGTGAGGATTACCTCAACAACATGCCGACCAATTTCCCCAAGGAATGGGCGAAACACAAGAAGAATTTCCTGCCATATTGTCTTTTTGGTCAACTGGCAGACAAAGCATTATGCAATATTGATAACATATATGCACAAGAAGCAGGACTTTATAGTGATAAATATAAGGTAGCGGGCAGGGTTGATTGTATTGCAGAGTACAATGGGGTGCCGTCGATTATCGACTTCAAGACATCAACCAAAGAGCGCAATGATGAGTGGAATGAAAACTACTACATTCAAGGTTCTGCATACGCAGAGATGTTCGGAGAAAGAACAGGTATTGAAATCTCCCAAGTGGTCATCTTAGTGGTCACAGAAGACGGAACTGTACAGGAGTTTGTAAAAGAAAAACACTCATATCTTGATTCTCTCGTAGAAACCGTTACGGAATGGAGAGAGAAAAATGAAATTTCTAATCGCAACACTGACAGTGTTTCTGTTGCTGTCTAGTAAAACACTAGCACAAGATACAGAACCAACATTTGTGCAAGTTCAGAAACCTATAGTGTGTGGTTCTGCAGAGGTAATCTTGTCAGTTGTTAAACTTCACAATGAAGTTATGGTATCCGCTTGGATTGACCCGGCTTCGCAATTTCCTGTATTCCTATATGCAAATTGGGAAAAGGGTACAACCTCTGTATTAGAGATGCCAAAGCCAGGTTGGTTATGTTCATTATCTACGGGTACGGGTGCTGCTTTTATTGAAAATAAAGACGAAAAGGGTATTGACTTTAGACCCGCAACGTGGTATAAATAACATACAATTTGATGATACGAATTGAATACAGAACTGGACGCGGGGGCAGTACCCGCCGCCTCCACCAAAAGGAGATTGGTATGAAAGAGATG